ACAAATTTAATTTTGTGTAAATAATTTCTAAACATCTCTTCAAATTTCTTACTCCATCCTCTTTGTTGCAATGGTTTTCTATGATGTAACATAATGTGGGATCTGGAATTATAATATCTTCTTGCTTGAAACAAACTTGTTGTCTAATTTTGGGCAACAAATAATTGGTTGAAATGTTAATTTTTTGTTTTTGATTATATCCTTTTGTCTGAATACGATACATCCTATCTTTTAAAATTGGATTCACCTTTGACTCATCATTGTAACTAAATATAAACAAACATTTACTCAAATCAAAATCAAATTCCGCAAAATATTTATCGTGAAATTGAGTATTTTGTGTTGTATCAGTTAAATGTGTTAGTATACCAGCTATTTCTTCACCTTTTGGAGTATCACTAATCTTATCTAATTCATCAAAATAAATAACTGGGTTCATACACTTGCTTTCAATCAAGATTTGAACTATTTTTCCCCATGTGGATCCTTCATATGTGTATCCATGTCCTTCTAAAAAACTACTATCGGTTGCCCCTCCTAACGCAATAAATGCAAATGGTCTATTGAGAATTTTACTTATACCTTCTTTTACAAGCGATGTTTTTCCAGTACCTGGCGGCCCATGTATTGCAATTGCGGAACCAATTGCTTGCGGATTTGTTAGTAGTTGACCAAACATTTGCATAATTTGCATTTTGGCGTCGTTTAATCCATATACAGCTTCATCTAAAATCTTTTGCGCATTTGCCATAAAATCGTGGCATTTTTCGACTCCATCATTTATTGACACAGATAATGTTTTATATTCATTGAATGGAATTCTCATAAATGTGTCAACCCAATTTTTAATTTTGTAAAATTCACCAGAACCGGGCTCCATATATCTCAAAGAACTTATTTTTTTCATTGCAGCCGCTTTGAAATGAATTGGAATATTAGTGTCTAACAGTGTTAGTCTGTATGGTTTTTCTACTCTTGTTATTTTATTAATTTCTCGCATTTCTTTGATTATTTTTTTTTGTTGATCAACATCCAATTTCTTGTAAAATTCAAAATCATTCATCGTATTTTTATCGTGCATGATTTTTTTAAATATACGACTATTTCTGTCTTTCTCTTTCTTTATCTTTTTCTCATTTTTGATTTTTTCTCTTTTCATTTCTTCCTCATAATTTTCTATGCATTTTTGTATTATTTTATTATTTGGATTTTTGGACAATATATCTTTTAATTGTTTAAGAGTATCATCTGATTCATCATCATCTTTAATTTCATTTTTATCGTTTTCTTTATTTGTATCAATATTTTCCTTTTTATTATCAATGTGTTTCTTAATTTTTTCTTTTTTATGTTTTTTATTAGATTTTTTAGGTGATATTTGTTCTTGTTTTTGTTCTTTTTCTTGTTCTTCTTCAGAATCACTTATTGGGTCATCTTCATTTTCTGTTGCAGTACTTGAACATGTTTCCCACATATCTTCATCATATTCTTCTTCATCTCTATTTTTTTCTCCAATAGTGAAAATAATATTAAATTCAGTTGATTTGCTTTTTTTATTTATTTCTTCATCATCGTCTTCATCCTCATAATCTTCATCGTCTTCATCATCATCCTCATCCTCATAATCTTCATCATCGTCTTCATAATCTTCATCGTCTTCATCCTCATCCTCATAATCTTCATCGTCTTCTTCATAATCCTCATCCTCATCATCTTCTTCTTCCTTTTTTACATCATCTTTACGTTTATCTTTAGTATTACGTTTATCTTTAGTATTACGTTTATCCTTATTATTACTTTTATCCTTATTATTACCTTTGTTAGTTCCTTTTTTTTTATATTTGAAATCCTCTGATTCTTCTTCATCCTCATCCTCATCCTCATCCTCCTCAAAATCGTCTAACAATTTTCTTTTGACTTTATCACCTGCTTTTATTTTTTTATCCAAATGCTTTGATGGAAACATAGTCTTCAAGAATTTGCGATACTCATTAATATCCATCTCTTCTTCTTCATCATCCGTATAAAATTGCTCATCATCGTCAGAAGATGATTCTTCATTATGTTTTTTTTTGCGCATGTCTTTTTCTTTGGATTTTTTATCTTTTTTAGTTAATGTTTTAGTCATATCACGTGACATATAGTATATACATTATTATATAATATTATATTTAAGTTCATTATATAACATAATTATTAACATAATAGTAAATACTAAACGCATTATTTGTATTATATTAATAAATAAAATTGAAATTAAACAATCTAAATATTATCTGTTATATATAAGAAGAATGTCGAAGAATTCTGGAAACATGAATAATTCTAAAATTATTGGTATACAATTTAGTATATTATCACCCGAAGAAATTCGAAAAGGTTCAGTTGCAGAAATTACGAGCAAAGAAATTGGAAGCAACAAACCGGTGATTAATGGTCTATTTGATCCAAGAATGGGTGTTTTAGAACCTGGTCTCATTTGTCCTACAGATGGGTTAGATTATATGCAAACACCTGGTTATTTTGGTCATATAGAATTAGCGCGTCCCGTATTTTATATTCAATATCTTGCTACAGTTCAAAAAATATTGCGTTGCGTATGTTTCAAGTGCAGCAAATTATTGATTTCCAAGGATAAATACAAACAAGCGCTTAAAATGCAGAATCAACATCGATGGAAATATGTGTTTGACCTATGTAAAGGTATTAATCGTTGTGGAAAGGATACCGAAGATGGATGTAATTGTTTACAACCTAAGAAAATCAAAAAAGAAGGTATGTCGTCTTTATTTGCGGTTTGGGAAGATGGAAAAGAAACTATAACAATTCCATTAATGCCTGAATTAGTATTGAAAATATTTAGAAGAATATCTGATGAAGATGTGACGTTTATGGGTTTTAGTCCTATATGGTCGCGTCCTGATTGGATGATTTGCGAAGTATTAGCAGTACCTCCTCCCGCAGTTAGACCCTCGGTAAAACATAATGCACAGCAAAGGTCGGAAGACGATTTGACTCATATATTAGTGAATATTATCAAAAGTAATAAGACCTTATTGGAAAAAATGCAAAACAATGCACCGGAAAATATTGTGAATGATTGGTCAGTGGTATTGCAGTATCACGTAGCGTCAATGGTTGATAATAAATTGCCGGGAGCAAGTCCAGCGGCACAGCGTTCTGGAAGACCATTTAAATCTATTAAAGATAGATTGAATGGAAAGGGGGGTCGTATGAGAGGCAATTTAATGGCAAAACGCGTTGATTTCAGCGCACGTTCTGTCATCACAGCGGATCCTAATATTTCTATTAGAGAATTAGGCATTCCTATGAAAATTGCCAAAAATATTACCAAACCTGTTGTTGTCAACAGATTAAATAAAGCCTTCTTAACCAAATTAGTACAAAATGGACCCGATGTGTGGCCCGGGGCTAAAATATTAGAAAGACAAAATGGACAAAGTATTACCTTGAGATATTTAGATAGAAAGAGCATCGTATTAGAAGACGGCGATATCGTTCATCGTCATATGATGGACGGCGATGCGATTCTATTTAATCGTCAACCTACTTTGCATAGAATGAGTATGATGTGTCACATTGCTAAAATTATGAAGCGAGGCGATACATTTCGTATGAATGTAGCCGATAGACTTTGTGTCGGCAACATGGGGCGTTAAAAACGTGCTACCCCATAGTGAATAAATTAATATATAATGAGGCAAAATAACTACTTAAAACTACTTAAACAGAACTCCTAAATATATACATGGATGTGGCAGATACAAAACCGTTAGAGAAATCTTGTTCAAGATGTAATATTACAAAAAATACGGATTTGTTTATTCCAAAACGTAACATATGTAAAGAATGTAGAAATATTAGGAGTAGAGAAAAATATAAGGAATTAGAAAAATGCAATGAAGTTGAAAAAAAATGCAAACAATGTGATATAACAAAAGAACTAACTTTATTTGTTAAAAATAGGAATATTTGTGTTGAATGTAATAATCTAAAAAGAAGAACAAAATACGAGAACAACGAAGAACATCGTAAAAAGTTGATACAGTATTCAACTGAGTTTAAACAAAAAAAGATTATTGAAAAACACAAACAACAAATGGAAGAGTTAGGAATTGACAATAAACGTTGTAATTATTGTAATCACATAAAACACGAAACAATGTTTCGTCATAATCGTTTAAAATGCAAAGATTGTGAAAGAGATGAACCAGTTGAAAAAATAAAAAGACTTATCCGTTCAAGAATTATTAGTGCTTTAAATAATAAAAATAAGCACACCGTTGAATATTTGGGTTGCAACATATCCGAATATTTAAATTGGTTATTAAGAAATGATTCAAGATATACTCTTATAAATCGTGGTTCAGAATGGCATATTGATCATGTTATTCCTTTATCGCATTTTAACTTAGAAAATGAAGAAGAACAACTTATTGCATTTAATTGGAGAAATACTATGCCCTTATCTTGTAGAGAAAATTTATCTAAAAATAATAAAATATTACCAGAACAAGTTAAAATACATTTTGAAAAATTAAAAAAATATCACTTAGAAAACAATCTTGATTTGCCTCAAGAATATATTGATTTATTTGCAAAACACCTTGTTGCGGGAAGTCCCTTAGAGCCTATCTAATCTAATAAATTAGAGAACCACTACCAAATTCAATTGGGAAACCTTTTGGATGGCCGAGATAGAACTCGGGTATGGTAATAATGTGGAGGATTGGGTAATCCGCAGTGTTACTTCCTAAATCCGTTATGGTAAGGATATGGAAGGCATTCAGAGACTGAACGGGTGTTGGTTCGCAATGATAGTTTAACCAACTTGAGCGAGCTTATGATACAGTCCAGCCTTATCAGAAATGATAGGGACGGCTTGACAAAGCCTTACAATGCCGACTTCGACGGGGATAGACATATGTAAACACATTTTGTCCCCAACAGGGAGCGTGAAAAGCGTGCTACTCCCTAGTTAATTGATTCTAATGAAAAGCACTTAAAGATAAATATAGTAAATAATTAATGGAACCGTCAAAATACAAAGAACTGTCAAAAACAATTTTAGACGAACCAACTAACCGTTATTGTGAAATATATAAAATAATAAATTTATCAAATAATAAAATATATGTAGGTCAAGCAGTGTCTCATATATTGAACCACAAAAAATACAGACCATATGGACATGAAGGAAGATTTCGTTGTCATATATCAGAAGCTTTCTCAACAAAGAAAAATCAATCACATTATCTAAATAACGCCATCAGAAAATATGGCGTTGAAAATTTTGTAGTTGAATTGATTGAATGTTGTGAAATTAATGATGCAGACACAAGAGAAATACACTATATTAAAGAATTTAATAGCTTGTATCCTAACGGATATAATCTAAAAAATGGAGGTTGTGTATTTACTCATAGCGATGAAAGCAAAAAACGTGTATCAAATGGTGTATTAAATTATTATAAAGATAAAAAAGTTGATAGATTTAAAAATGTCAGACAAATTAATGATGACATTGAAAAATATATTAAACCATTAAAAAAATATAATGAACAATACGGTTGGTATGTGTATATCGATAAATGTAAAGCAGATTTTGGCGGTATACATATTCCATTAGATGAAAGTAAAAATAGTGCTATTCAATTTATACAAAATTTAAAGAATCAATTAGCAACACGACCAAATTGACGGGAAACCCCTTAGAGCCTTTACTACCACTCACATTTGGAAACGATTGTGAGGAACTCGGTTAATA